CAAAGGAAGATGTCTCCCGTGCTACCGCCAGCTAACCCCCTTACCGCTACGCTTGTAATAGTAGCAGTTGAAGTAAATGTTTCAGCAAACCTTGTCCATTGCCCAGCAGTTATGGTAATATTTCTGCTAACATTACTGCCATCAACGACCGCAACAATTCTCAATGTAAAAGATACAGCACTATAAAGGTAAATGCTAAAAGTAACCGTAGTCGCTCCCAATGAAAAACTTTGTGTTACCCTGCTATTTTGACCTGCTATGTTCATTCGGTCAGCGGTCATTGTGCCGTTAGGTGCTGTAAAATCGTTTGCCGTAATTGTCGTATCAACCTGCGCCCAAGTTCCTGATACGCTAAACTCCTCACTCCTTAAAACTAAATTAGTCGCAGCAGGCTCAACTAAAAGACTTCCGCATCCACCGCCCGTGTAATCAATCCTCGGTACGTTGGCAGCCACGCTCTCAATCAGCCCCGAAGCGTTAACACGAGTAGCAGTAGTGTTGCGTACTACCGTAAAGTCACCTGCGCCTGATTCAGGCAGTTGTGAATACAGCTTGGAAGCCTTGTAACGATAAGGGATAACGAGTAGTGATGGAGTCATTGTTTTTAGTTTTAATTAAGATGCTCGCTTGCAAACGTAGCTTGATAACTCTGCATCAATCGCACCATCAAAGTCGCAGCGTGTATTGAAAGCATCGAAATTAATAAAGTCTAAGTTGCGAGTAGGCTGCAAAAAAAGCGAATAACGAGCAAAAAGGCAGTACTGAAAAGGCTGTGCGATTGCGCTGTCTAACACCGCACGCTCTAAATAAGCTGCATAGTCCAAATAAAAATCAGCAACGCCAGCAAAGGGGTTGCTATTCCTGAAAGGATAGCCAAAGCCGTAGCCTATCCTGCCCATTAGATATTTGTATATCCGATTACACTTCCAGCACTTACGGTCACAGCCGTGATGTTTTGACCTTTTGCGCCACGGATAACGATACCGCTTGCCAAAGTAGCACCTGATAGGTTATACAAAGTGACGAGGTTAGTGCCTCCTGATGTCAAAGCTGAAAAGGTAGCTGCTTCGTTTACTACTAAAAAGTCGTAGTTCTTCCCAGTAACCGCACCTGAAATGAATTCCATCGTGCCTACTGAGCCCATTATTTCCTGCAATATAGTTGCCATATCTTCTTTTCTTTTAAATGTAGTTAATCGGGAATGATGCAAATGCTCCTACTAAAGGGCATCTCGAAATTGAATGTTGCTCTCCAGCCAGCGACCTTGTCATCTCGTGCTTCTAAGAAACGATTGAGAGAAACGCTGCTGTTTAAGGTATAATTAAACTCGGGGTCGTCTTGGAAAAAAGAAATGTAGTCGGTAGCTATTTCCAGCATATCACTTATCACTTCGTCTTCGTTGTCCTTCCAATACCTCGCTGGGTCTGCATCTTTGTTTCTAACATCTTCAACCCTATCCATAAAATAAACACCCACGCTCATAGTTCTGCTGGTGCTTGCTGTGCTTGCTGATTCCAAGTCAACATACACCAAAGGGTAAACAATGCGGTCTAAGGTCGGCTCTTTTAGATTGGTGGTGTTATCCGTGCCAATCGACAAAGGGTCACCACAGCCAAAGCTATTTACCTGCTCGTGCGCTTGGCTTAACTTTAGTAGTTGTGTCTTGATTTGATTCCAGCTTGGCATAGTAGACCTTTAGTTTTTCGATGTTTTTCTTGTGAAACTTCATAGACAATCATTACAAAATGGATTATCCCCTTGGTATCTCTCCTGAAAAGAACGAGGGATTCTATAAGGATTGGACAAATTTAGTCCAGTCGAATAGTTATCTCTGCGAGGTCTAATCGTGTCCACCTTTACCGAAGGGTTGTTGAACAAAGGATAGTCGGTGCGGTATTCGATGAGGTATCTTGTGATTCTTTCGCTGTACCACTCGGCATCGTTCTTAGCCTTATTTATCAGCCTTTCGATTTCCTCCATTGACATCGCATCTGATTCCTCCGACCTTCTGCGGACCATGTTTTTGTTCATGTACTTAAACGCAAGAACGTGGGGTAGTTCAAAGTAAATCCACTCACGGATGGCTGGCTGGAGGTAATCGTATAACAAAGTTTGGTTCAAAGCCGTAACCGAACCGCTCACGATTTGATTCGCTATCTCTTTGTATAAGTCGCTGCCGATAATAGACTGAATGCGCATCTCTTGCACCTTTACGATTGTCGGTCGTAGTTGGGTATAAGATACGTTCTCGTTTATAATCGAGTTGGCAATTAAGTCTTGCTCGGTAATGAATAGTGCCTTTGTCATACTAATTCGATTTTGTTGCCCTTACGCACAACGATTTGCTGCTGCCAAATATGTCTGCAAGATGGTCGGCTTATGTCCGTGTTGGGAAGCGTGTACCAACCGCCTCTACGCTCCCAAACACTAAAGCCCATTATTGTACTCATTTGGTCAATGTCTTGACGAGTGTAAAGTTTATTCAGCTTTATTAACGTTCTGCAAAAGTCACGAGTTGTATCAATCACTTTCGCACCAGTTGCATCAGGTCTAAGGTCGTAGCGGTAACGTATCTCAAAAGCCTCGTCTGCTTCCGTGTCAGGCTCGTTGCTTATCCGTGCAATTCTATCTTGGATGGCTACACGACCTTTTGAGATAAGGTACTCAATCCGTTCGGCTACCTTTTCCAACGGCACTTCTAACTTTCTTGAGATTACGTCAGCATCAACCTTTTTAGTGCGTTTTATTTCAGCTAATATCTTCTTGTCAAGTTCTTTGTTTTCGGGTTCTACTTCCATAAATTCGGCTAACAAAGAGTTGTCGGCCTCGAAGCGTACTGGCTTGGACCTTAAGACTTGGTAGCCATCCGCATCCACTCCAAACTGCATGGCTACTTCCTCAAACTTGTCAAGGTCTGCGCTGAACTCGGTAGCAGGGTCTTCGTCAATGCCAAGCATAATGCTGCACTCCTCGTCATTTAATCCGTATGCGTTTTTCATCATTAAGCTGGCTTGCTCTTTGGAAAGTTTGCCTTGTGTAAACTGACGAACCACACGCATCATGCCTTGGTATTCTCTGCCTGACAAAGACCTTAAAACGCCATTCGTCAACTGCTGCTCTCCGACTGGAGGTAGTGCCGAACCAGTTGCTTCGGGTAAGGCTTCGCCTTCTGCCTTTGGAGGTAATGCTGCCAAGGCTCGTATTTCGTTTGGTGACATTGATTCCAATACTTTGTTGGCAACCAAAGGACTTAAAGCGTTGATGGCATCTGCTACCAATCTTGCGCCTCCAAGTTCCTCGGTTTCAAGTACTGGCAATCCAGCCTTTTCTCTAAGTTCGTCTTTAGTCGCTATCTGCAATAACGCACCTTCGGTCAATTGTTCGCTAATCGGCTCGGTAGGTTGTAATTTCAAACCAGTCACTCCGTTAAAAGAAGCGAGATAATTGATGCCTCTTTCGATTCTTTGCACCCTATCCTCAACGTATGTCGCTTTGAAGATTTCGTATGATTCAATCATTTCAGCACGACCGCCAAGCTGTCCTTCGGTCTTTACTCCGAATAGCATCGGCGAGGTCACTCGGTGCGCTACGAAGATTTCCTGCTGTACGGTCTTATTGAGAATGTCAAACTGCTTGTCTAAGTCTGAAGGAGTTAGCGGTGTGAGTTCGGGTTTGGTTTCAGGGCTATCCGAAAAGTTCACAAGAAAACGACCAGCGTTGTCCGTGCCTCCGAACTTCATTTTCATCTGCCTTTCAATGGCATCCGATTCTTCAGGGGTTGGGATTCCGTTTGGAAAGTTTATAAGATAAGAACCCCAAAAGTTGTTTTTGATATTGTTGACGTGGAAATTAGCAATCTCCACATCTAATTCAATGTAAGCCGTACCGCCCAAATACTCAGGCAAAGGGTAAACCTTAACGCCTGCGCTGTAAACTCGGTAGTAGAATAGCTGCTTTCCGATTCTATTCTCAGGGTCGAACGCTGGTATTTGTTCGATTTGGTTTAGTTGCGGAAACTGACGTACTCCGTATTCATCGTACCAATCGTAAACGAAAAACATCTTCTCGTCTTTGTCGGCACGAACTCTATGAAAGTCAACGTGGCATATCTTTGCGATACCGCCACCTCTTGACCAAGTAACCTCACAAGCAAAGCCGTTATAGATTTCCATGTCCAACGTCAGCTTTTGCGTCAGGTCGTTCATAGAGTCATAAGCATTCGGGAACGTAGGCGAATCAATAAAGGCTTTCGCAGCAGGTGTTTCGTTCTCTGCTGTCCATCCCTTACCTACTATGTAACCCACCTTGCCATTCACGATAGCGTTGTGCTTTGCGCTTCTACGGTAAAGATTTAAGAGGTAATTAGGGTAGTCGTTCTCAACTCCGTAACTTACCCATTGCTGGCTTTTGTTCTCTACAAAAAGAGGTACTTTATGCTGGTATCCTTGCCAGCTAAAGGCGAAGGGTTTTTTAGAACTCATTAATAATGACGTTTAAATTGTCGAGTTGATAGGTGCTATTATTATTTGAGCATTTAATATAAACGCCAAATTCATCATTGTTTGTAGCTTCAAGAACAAATTGGCACGGCAAAGTGATTTCGGTTTGAGAACCAGTAGATTGCTCAAACTCGCTGCCAGCAACCAGTTCTTCATTTTTAAATATCCCCACATGGATTCGTCTATTCGATTGAGCAGTTAAAGCAACGATGACGCTAAATCGAAACCACTTGTCTATTCCGTTGTATTTTACAACACCAGCACCAGCATCAAAAAGCGTTATTCCGTTGCGCTGAAAAAGAAGCGTACAATCTGCGCCAAGCCTTGCCCAATCGTCTTGAATAAGCGTGCCTGACTGCCCACTAATAATGTCAATAAATGCTAACGCACTCGGTGAATCTTCGATTTGTGTTGCAGCATTTTGCATCCACGTTCCAACTCTCGTTGCCGTGTTTGCACCTTGATTGGTTTCGTTCTTGATGACTAAAGCATCGGTTAGTAGTTGTCCCATTAGTTAAAGGTATAGTCAAAGGTGTTATCAAACGTGCCAGTAGATGGCTCGGCATAAGTAATTGTATTCGTTGCGCTTACAAAAGCCTGCTCGCCAATTTGAACGTAAGCTAATCCGCTTTCTACTAAGGCAATATCTCCTTCGTAAGCGGTGTATGTATATTGTCCTTTGGAGATGTCACCTACTGAAATTGTGAACTTGTCATATCGGCTTGTTCCAGCCGATTGATTTGCTACCCTCTGAATAGTAAACAAATTTGTTTCGTTTGTTGCGATTGACCGCAACTCAAACTCAAAAGTCAAAGGTATAAACAGCAGCTTGGCGTATGTAAGTAAGGTGCAGTCAACCTCCGCAGGGAATGCGCCATCTAAGTTGCACCTGCCGTTGTAGTTCT